TACGTTTGAGAAAATGTTTGGGTACCTGTACATGGGGGATTAACTGCACCAAAACGCATAAAATAGCATAAAAATGTGTATTTTCTTTAAAAAATAAGTGGTATACAATATGATTGTAAAGTTTTAAGAAACTTTTCTCCCGTCGGTAAGAGAGAGCATTGCTGGAAACGGCAGTGCTCTTTTCTTTTGCAGAAATGAGGAAAAATATGGAATACAAACCTAAAACAATATATTGTCCTAGGTGCGGCAGGAAAGTTGCTACATGGGACGGACGTTCTTCTATGCCGGTGATCGGAAGGTGTAAGAAGTGTAATAAACGTGTTGTCTATTACGTTGACAACGATGAAACAGAAATCAAGGACATACCGGAAAGAAATTGTTCTTCCGGAGTCACGTATTTGTAGAGGTGCAAGATGGCGAATCCGGGAAGAAAAATAATATGGACTGATGAACCAGAAATTACATATGAAAATGTTATTGATGTTCTCCGGGATGCAATTCTTGTTCACACAGCGAACGCACAAAGAATCCAGTTTCTTTTAGATTATGATGGTGGAGATCAGCCGATCATACGAAAAAACCCAAAAACATACAGACCGGACATAGACTGCAGGTGCAATGATAATGTTGCACATCAGGTTTCCAACTTTTGGACTGGATTTGGTTGGGGAAATGCTATAACGCTTGTCCAGAACGGAGACGGGAAAGACCAATACGTATCGGATGGAATTTCTGAGCTTAACAAGCAATATGATCTGGTGAAAATCCGTGCGAAAACGCAGGAGATTGGACGCTTTGTCGAAATTGGTGCATTGTGTTATGTATATGTTGATACAAACATGAATTGGAGGGAAGGGAAAAGCTATTTTACGCTTGACATCCTAGACCCAAGAACATCTTTTGTAATCAGATCAAATTACTATCCTGACAAACGTGTAATGCTTGGTGTTACTTATCGTTGTGATAAAAGAGGAATTAAGCATTATACATGCTTCACACCGGATGCCCGTTATGAAATCTCAGAATGGAAACATGCAGAACGAAGCGGAGAGCTAAATCCGCTTGGCATGATACCAATTGTTGAATACATCAGATCGTATGATCGTATGGGTGTGTGGGAGCATCAGATTTCGGAGATGGACAATCTTAATTTGCTCATTTCGGATTTTTCAAATGATGTTGAGCAAAACACGCAGGCTGTATGGCACGCAAACGATGTTGATTTTCCAGTTAAGCATGAAGTCATTGAAGAAAAAGACGGAACAAAGAAGTCCGTAGAGGAAGTTGTAAAACCTAAGTCCGGAGAATGGCTTAGTACATTCACTTCACCGGACGGAAAGACTCCGTTTGTTAAAGCTCTGTCTATTGATTATGACTACGACGGAATGCTGAATGCGATACAATATCGCAGGAATAAAATTCTGGAAAAATGCAACGTTCCTCTCACAAGTGATAATGCATCAAACATCACAGGAGTGGCAGCGAGCAATGCTTCTGGATGGGATCATGCGGAAGCGGCAGCATCAAAACAGCAGATGATCACAGAAAGCTGCAAACTGGAAGAGGTAGAAGTTGTTCTTGCGGCAATAGTAAACAATCCAAATCTTCCGGCTGACAGCCCGTTAAAGAAAATCACTCCGGCAGACATTGAAGTTAATGTGAAACGTCAAAAACTGTATGAGCTGTCAACGAAAGTAAACAGTGCTGTAACACTTATAAAAGCTGGATTTGACGGAGGAAAGATATTAAATACCATTCCGATTTTTGACGACCCAAATGAAGTGTGGGATGCCAGCAAAGAAATGGTGAGAAAAATCCAAAACAGCGGAATTTCTCAAGACGCAAACACCGGGGACGATATAGAGCCGGAAAAACCAAATTCTGACAGGATAATGCAGGATTTATCAGATCAAGTTACAAACAGTCCGCTGATTGATAAAAGCAGAGCCTAGAAATAATGGAACATGAATTTTACGAACTGAATAATCCAAAGAGCAGAGCAATTCCATATGAGCAATATTTTGGGGAGATGGAACTGACGGAAGAACAGAAAGAAGAGCGGATAAAAGCGTCTAAACGTATTGAAGATATGATGCTTTTTCTTTTTTCTTTACTTTCAGTCATGAAAGAATATTCCTATGAAAATTTAGAATTTGTTGTTTCGCAAGTAAAAAATCAGTATTCCAATATTTTATCTGTAAGCATGGAAATGGACGAATACTTAAATGGATACGTGAATGATTTTTCTGTGCAGATTGTAGAAACAACACAAAATCATATGGATGATGAATGGTATCTTTCTGATGACCGGGCAATGTTTGTTGCGGAGAATGAAGCAAATACGACATTTAATTATCTGAAATATAAAAAAGCTGTTGAGTCCGGGAAGACAAAAAAGAGGTGGATCACCATGCGTGACCGCCATGTGAGGCATACACACCAGCTTGCCGACGGAAAATCCATTGGAATCAATGATGTTTTTCTTGTTGGTGACAGTGAGATGTTTTATTCAAAAGATACAACATTCGGTGAAAGCGCACGTGAAATCGTGAATTGCATATGCTCAATTAAATATTTTTGACACGAAACCGCTGATTCTTATTGGCGGTTTTTTATATGCCCCAGAGAAGGGGCAGAAAAAATATCGCAAGAAGTTAGAGAAAACTTAAATCGCAGAAAGAAAGAGGTATGAATCATGGCAGACACTAACACTACCACTACAACAACTAAGGCAACTGAAACGCAGGTAAACACAGGGCAAGAGCCAACCACTATTCAGGAGAATGAAACAAAGACTCCAACTGTAGAGGAACTTATGGCACAGCTGGCCAGTGAGAGAGCAGAAAAAGAGAAATATAAAAATGCTTCTGACAAGGCAAGTTCCGAAGCCGCTCAGTACAAAAAACAGTTACGTTCCAAGCAGACGGCAGAAGAGCAGGAAGCAGAAGCAAAAGCAGAAGCTGAGCGCTTGCAGAATGAAAAGTATGAGAACGCAATTAAAGAGCTGAATCATATGAAAGCTATATCTGCTTACAAGAATGTTTCTGAAAAATCCATTGAAACCCTGATTGAAGCTGTTGCAGAGGGAGATCACAGTGCAATTGCCACAATTATTGACAACGAAGTAAAAGCGGCGGTCACTGCTGCAAAAGCGGAATGGATGAAAACAAGACCGGCTGTAAATGCAGGAAAATATTCATCCATGACACGTGAGCAGATTATGGCAATTTCAGACAGAGATGAAAGATTAAAGGCTATCGCTTTGAACCCAACTTTATTTTAGGAGGAATATTAAATGGCAGCTGAAACAAATTTAATCAAAAGTGCAGACCTCGTAAAAGCCAGAGAGGTCGAGTTCACCTTTATGTTTGGTGAGAGTATTAAGAAGTTAATGGAGGCTCTGGGAGTAACCAGAATGATCCCGAAACAGGCTGGTATGGTGCTGAAAGCATACAAGGCCAGAGGAACACTGGAAGATGGAAATGTCGGTGAGGGTGAAACCATTCCGCTTTCCAAATACGAGACTTACCCGATTGTATTCGATGAGATCACTCTGAAAAAGTGGAGAAAAGCCACTTCCGCAGAGGCAATCATCGAAAAGGGATACAATCAGGCAGTTATCGAGACTACAGACGAGATGCTGAAAGACATCCAGAAGGGCATCAGAAGAGACTTCTTCACATTCCTTGAAAAAGGAACCGGAAGAGCAAACGGAACTGGCTTTCAGTCCACTCTTGCAAAGGCATGGGGACAGCTTGAGGTTCTGTTTGAGGATGATGAGATCGAAGCAGTGTATTTCATGAATCCGCTGGATGTTGCTGATTATCTGGCAACCGCAAATATCACCCTGCAGAGCGCATTCGGCATGACTTATGTAGAGAACTTCCTTGGTCTTGGAACTGTGATTTTCAATAAATCTGTACCGACCGGAAAGATTTATGCAACTGCAAAGAAAAATATCGTGATGTATTACATCCCAGTAAACGGTGCTGATCTGAATGAAGCATTTACGTTTACTTCCGATCAGACTGGTCTTATTGGAATCCATGAAAGCCCGGATTACAACAATATGACCGCTTCCGATACTGTTGTGTCTGGAATCGTACTGTTTGCCGAGAGAATTGACGGTATTGTTGTTGGCTCCATTGGAGGTTCTGGAAGCACCACGCTTTCCCTCGACAAAGAAACGGCAACTGTTCCGATCAATGGAAAAATTACTCTTAAAGCAACTGTAGCACCGGTTGGAACGGCAGTAACATGGGAGAGTGACCAGCCAACTTATGCAACCGTTGAAAATGGTGTAGTAACTGGTAAGGCAGCAGGAACAGCAAACATCACGGCAAAAGCAGGCGGTCAGACCGCAACTTGCGCAGTAACCGTGAGCGCAGGAGCGTGATCGAATGTATAAGGTAATCAGATTTTTCACTGATTTGCAAGACAATGATTATCCGTATAACGAGGGAGACATCTTCCCTCGTGACGGATTATCCGTATCTAAAGAGAGATTGGTTGAGCTTTCCAGTACCAATAATAAGCAGAGAGAACGTCTTATCGAGTTTGTCGTGGATGAAGGAAAGCTTACCAAAACAGATATTAACCGGATGCCGGTATCCGATCTTCGTAAGATGGCATCTGACAGTGGAGTGGAGAATGCGGAAGCAATGACCGGCTCTGAATTAAAGACGTATCTCATTCACTTCATTGGTCTGTAGGGAGGTTCTATATGGCATACACGATAGTTGAGCAGGTGAAAATCCGGTTAAAACAATTTCATATTGATGCGGACGATTCTGTTGTGTTTGACCATAAAGAAGATAATCCTCTGATTGAGCAGTTGGTTGAGCAGGCACAGCAGGAAGTAACGAGCAGACGGATGTATCCGAGCAGTTATACGCAGGAACAGATAGATGATGATATGAAGAAGTACGAGGGAGTCATAGTAAGTCTAGCTGTGTATGATCGCTCACAGGCAGGAGAGGATTACATGGCATCTTATACGGAGAATGGAGTAAGCAGGAACTGGAAATGCCGTGACAGTCTCTTTTCCGGGGTATATCCGATTGCTAAACTGCTATAACCTATCTGCCATGAGCAGAAAAGGAATCCGGTTTTTGCAATGCATCTACCGGTTTTTGAAGATTGAGCGTTGCCGGAAGGCAGCAGGGGCGTGCTATAGGTGGTGGAGGGCAGCACGCAAAATTACAGTAGGAAGGCGGTATATGATGTGACGATACAGGTATCGGCAGCAATCATTATAAGCGTGTTATCACTGAGTTTTTCCGTCTTTATGGGTCTGAAAAGTGATAAGCGGACAGACACAAAGGATATTGAGGAACGTGTAAAAGAAAATACACGCATTAACATGAAACTGGATGCAATATCGAATAACACAACCGAAATCAAAAACGAGGTTTCCGAGATGAGGAAAGAGATCAACTCCCATGATGGAAGAATCGTTAAGGTTGAGGAAAGTGTAAAGTCGGCGCATCACAGATTGGACGGCTTGGAAGAGCGTCTTAATGAGTATAAGGAGGTATAGATTATGGATATTATGCAGACATTGATTGCCAACATGACTATTATATTGGCAATTATCGGTGCCCTGGCGTTTATGGTATCTGTGGTTACACAGGTGGTCAAAGGAGTGGGATTTCTGTCAAAAATTCCTACGGATGCCTTGGTGTTTTTCCTGTCTATCGGAATTACTGTAGCTGCTTTTGCGGCCTATATGCAGTATGTCCAAATGGAAATATTATGGTATATGATTTTGGCAGCTATCATGGCAGGATTTATTGTTGCATTTGTTTCTATGTATGGATGGGAAAAATTAACAAAGTTGTGGAAGAGATTCGGCAAGGATGTGAAGTGAGATGCTTGACATTAACAAGCAGGCAATGAGGTATTCACAGCACGGTCAAAAAGTCACCATCTATGAGAAAGATGATGATGGAAACATCAAATACTACGTGGATGGTGACGGAAACAAAATCCCTCTGATTGCAGATGAGAAAGTTGGTTTTTCAGAACCTGTTGATTTTAGAGCAAACATAGCATTTAGCGGCGGTGAAGCTAAAGTTGAAGAATTTGGTTTTAATGCCGCTGACTATGATGCAATAATGCTGACGGATAAAAATGAGTTTCCACTAAAAAAAGGCGATTTAATATGGCTTAATAGCGAAGTGGCTTACATCGACGAAGATGCAAAAACTGTTGATGAAACATCAGCAGATTTTACTATAGTTGGAGTAAAACCGGCTTTAACATCGACAAAATATGTTCTTAAAGCAATCGTGAAGTAGGTGCGATATGTCAAAAACCATTTCAGTATCATTGTCAGAAAAATCATTCCGGGATGCATCAAAAGAGATTTTGAAGTACAAAAAAGAAATCATTGCGAAGTGCCGGACGTTTGCGGAGCG